AGAAAAAACAGTTCTTAAACTATTACCAGAATTGTTAGATAATTCCGACATGGTAGACTACAATTTTATAGAACAAAAATATACTGATGTAAAAAAGAAACCAAAATTAATTGAAAATATTTTAGACAATAAAGATGTTATAGAACGTAATATGCAATTAATGCAATTACGTGATGTGAATATTTCTACTGATGCAAAGATGAAAATTATTCATAAGTTGGATACAACTAAGACAGATTTACGCAAGATGGACTTGACAAAGTTGCTCATACGCAGTAAAGTTATATCTAACTTCCCGAATTACGATATGTGGTTAACATCCACATTTGTTCCACTAACGAGGTTCTCTAATGGTTCCAATAGTAGCAGCACCACAAAACTATGATAGTAATGTAGACAATCTTTCAAAGTATGGAATTGAATTCCAAACAAAAGTATTAGCATCTATTATTTCAGCTCCTGAATTTTTAGAGCAATCGTTTGATGTTATTAACCCATACTTCTTTGACAGTGATTCCGGTAAATGGATTGCGAAGAAAACATTAACATATTACAACGAATACCGCACTTTACCAACATTAGAATATTTTAAGATCGAACTATCGCACGAGAATGATGATTCTCTTCGTGCGGGAACTATCGAACTGCTCAGAAAGGTTGTCACCAAGGTTACAGATAGCGATGCACAATATGTTCGTGATAAGTTTCTTGATTTCGCTCGTAACCAATCACTTAAATCAGCAATTATTAAATCGGTAGATTTATTGCAAAGTGGTGACTATAATGCAATTAAAACCGTAGTTGATAATGCCCTTCGTAGTGGTCAACCAAAGGAAATCGGTCTAAACTGGTCAGAAGATATTGAGGGTCGTTTGGCTCGTATTTCTCGTGACACGGTGGCAACTGGTTGGGACGTAATTGATGCAATTACTGGTGGTGGATTGGGTGGTGGTGAACTTGGTGTTATCGCAGCTCCATCGGGTATTGGTAAGAGTTGGGCATTGTCTACCATCGGTGCAAACGCATTGAAGAAAGGAAAGCGTGTTGTTCATTACACACTTGAACTAAATGAAAATTATGTCGGTATCCGTTATGATACTATCTTCACTGGTATTGAACCTGGTAAGATTCCCGATAACGTTGATACCGTCAAAGATGTGGTGTCGCAGATTAATGGACAATTAATTATTAAGTATTATCCTGCTCGGAGCGCAACGTGTAATACACTAATGGCACACGTTCAACAGCTAACCGCATTGGGATATAGACCAGATATCATGTTGGTTGACTACGCAGACCTATTGAGGTCGGCAGAACGAGTAGACGCACGGTATCAAGAACTTGGTGCAATTTACGAAGAACTTCGTGGTATCGCTGGCGAATTGAATATTCCGTGTTGGACCGCTTCACAGACGCAGAGAAGTTCTATTCAAGACGATGTAATTCAAGCAGATAAGATTTCCGAAAGTTATAATAAGATTATGACGGCAGACTTGGTTATTTCTCTGAGCAGAAAGTTAGAGGATAAAGTCAATAAGACAGGACGTGCCCATATCATTAAAAATAGATTTGGTGCAGACGGACAAACTTTTCCTGTCGTAATGGATACAAGTATTGGTCAAATCAATATTTATGATGAGAAATCCACAAAGGGTATCCTTTTGAAAAAACAAATGGATAATCAAGTAAATGATGAACGAAGTAATTTGAGAAAAAAGCTAGCAGAAATGAGTGGACTAGAAAGTTTGGATGATTAAGTAACATATAATTTTTTCAGACAGAAGCAACCTATTTATTTTACCATAACCATTTAACATAGAGTAAGTTTGGAGTAAGCAAATGCAGATTGAAGCAAAGATTTTAAGTGACATTACAGTGTTTATGAAGTATGCAAAATATAATCCAGAACTACAACGTAGAGAAAACTGGAAAGAATTAGTTGATAGAAATAAAGAAATGCATTTGGAGAAGTATCCAAACTTAAAGGATGAAATAGAAAGCGCCTATAAATTTGTTTACGATAAAAAGATTCTTCCATCCATGCGTAGTTTACAATTTGCTGGTAAGCCAATTGCTATTAACAATGCACGTTTATACAATTGCTGCTTTTTACCAATTGATAATGTGGACGCATTCAGTGAAGTAATGTTCCTTTTGTTGTCTGGAACAGGTGTAGGATATTCTGTCCAACGTCATCACATTGAGCAACTTCCAGAAATCAATAAGCCCACCAAGTCCCGTCGTTATCTCGTCGGTGATAGTATTGAAGGTTGGGCAGATGCAGTGAAGGTAATGATTACTGCGTATATGAAGGGCAAGGCATTGCCAGTATATGATTTTTCTGATGTACGTCCAAAGGGTGCACAGCTTATCACTTCCGGTGGCAAGGCACCAGGACCAGAACCATTAAAGGATTGTTTACATAATGTTCAAAAAGTTCTTGACCGTAAGCAAAATGGTGAAAAGCTCACCACAATTGAAGTCCACGATATTCTATGCTATATTGCTGACGCTGTACTTGCTGGTGGAATTCGTCGTTCCGCTATGATTTCGTTGTTCGACATTGACGATGATGATATGTTGACTTGTAAGTTCGGCAACTGGTGGGAAAATAATCCACAACGTGGTCGTGCAAATAATTCCGCAGTTATTGTTCGTTCAAAGGTTGAAGAAGAAACATTCTTTGAATTGTGGAAGAAGATTGAATTGTCTGGTTCTGGTGAACCTGGATTCTTCTTTACAAATGACAAGGATTGGGGTATGAACCCGTGTGCAGAAATCTCTCTCCGTCCCTTCCAGTTCTGTAATCTTACAACAATTAATGCAGGTGATGTTGTAGACCAAGCAGACCTCGAATCCCGCGCACGGGCTGCTGCCTTCATTGGTACGTTGCAAGCATCGTATACAAATTTTCATTATTTGAGGGATGTATGGAAGAGAACAACGGAGAAGGAAGCGTTAATCGGCGTGAGTATGACGGGCATTGCTTCGGGTGCGGTATTGTCCTTGGACCTAAAGGCAGCGGCAAATGTGGTAAAGGAAGAGAATGTACGGGTTGCTGCCCTGATTGGAACGAATCCTGCAGCACGTTCTACCACAGTGAAACCGGAGGGTACTTCGTCATTGGTTCTAGGCACATCATCTGGCATTCATGCTTGGCACAATGAACATTATATCCGTCGTATTCGTGTAGGTAAGAACGAAAGTATCTATAACTATCTAAAAATTAATCACCCAGAATTAATTACGGACGAGTATTTCAAACCAAATCTTCAAGCTGTCATTGAAGTGCCGCAGAAGGCACCCGAAGGCGCGGTCACTCGTCAAGAATCCGCGTTGGATTTGTTGAAGCGTGTATCTAAGGTATGGAAGGAATGGGTGAAGCCAGGTCATCGTAAGGGTGCAAATAAGAATAATGTATCCGTTACTGTGTCTATTAAGGATGGTGAATGGAAGGAAGTTGGTGAATGGATGTGGGACAATCGTGATAACTTCACAGCATTGTCAGTACTCCCGTATTCCGACCACTCATACATTCAAGCACCATTCGAAGATATAAACGAAGAAACCTATAATGAACTTATTGGGCATTTACATGACATCAACCTAGACGATGTGGTAGAATTCGTAGATGGTACTAATTTGTCTGGTGAGGTGGCTTGTGGTGGTGGAGCATGTGAGGTTATTTAAACTCCTATAACAAATTTATGCTCAAAAAATTACTAAGTGCTGTTTTCATATTGTGTCCTGCATTTGTTCAGGCACAAACAGGTCAAATTGTCGGACGAGTCCTTGACGCTACCACAGGTCAAGGCATCGTGGACGCAGGAATTCAAGTCGTGGGTACCACAACAGGTGGTGCCTCCGGCTTGGACGGACGATATCGGTTGAAGGTTGGGTTTGGGACCGTTACCATTCAAGTTCGTCGTATTGGATACACACCCAAGACCATCACAGGGATTGTTGTTCCTGCCAATGGTGTTGTGAATCAAGATGTGGCAATGACTGCGGCAAAAATTCAATTGACCGCAGTTAATGTCACGGCAGCAAAGGAAAAGGGAACAATCAGTGAAGCATTGAATCAACAACGGAATGCAACCAACGTAGTGAATGCCATCACAGCAGAACAAATTTCTCGTTCTCCTGATGGTGATGCAGCACAAGCTGCACAACGTATTAGTGGTGTCACGGTGCAAGATGGAAAATATTTACAAGTTCGTGGATTGAGTGAACGATACACCACGGCAGCATTGAATGGTGTTCGTATTCCCAGTCCAGAACCAGAACGTAAAGTTGTACCTTTGGATTTGTTTCCCACATCATTGCTTCAAGACATTAGTACCAGTAAAACATTCTCGCCAGATCAACCAGGTGATTTTGCTGGCGCAAATGTCAACATTCGTACCAAGGAATTCCCTGCCAACAGAGAAGTGAATTACTCTGTGGGCTTTGGCGGAAACAATGTTGTATTGAATCAGAATATACCAACGGCGCCGCGTGTTGGGGGAGAAACATTTGGATTGGTGGGTTCATCCAGAAACATGCCCACAACATTACAACAAACAAATTTTTTCGGTGCTGTATCGCAACAACAAATGCAAAACATTGTGGCAGAACAACGCAATGTTTGGAATCCTAGTTATCGGAATGGCATGGGTAACGGATCATTTGGTATGTCAGCGGGTGGTAATTCTGTGTTAGGAAAACGAATTGGATATGTACTTAGTGCAAATTACGGTTATTCCGAAGAAAGAAAATTCAATGAAATTACAGCAGTAGGAAACCAGGGACCTAACAATACAGTTGTTCCCTTAACAACATTACAAGGCACCACAGGTCGTGTGGGTGTACAATGGGGTGGGATTGCTAATTTTTCCACTATGGTGGGACAACATTCCCGATTAGCGTTGAATACAACATTCACTAGAAATGCTGACAATGAAGCACGAGTGGATGCGGGATTTGATGAAAATTTAAATGATAGTATTGTTCGTACAACATTGCGATATGTTGCCCGTGGCATGATAAATGTCACCACCTTGGGTGAACATCAGATATCCACCCGAAATAAAACTGCTTGGTCGTTGACATATGGAAACACGGTCAGAAAAGAACCTGATCGTTCCGATGTGGTGTATTCACGAATTTCCAATGGCACCTATCAAATTCTTTCCTCGTTGGATGGTGCTCGTCGTTTATATTTCAATTTACAAGAAAATAATTTTGTTGGACAAGTAGATCATACCATTACAATTGCCAATAGAAATACCATTAAGTTGGGAGCATACACACGATCTACCAATAGAACAACTGATGCACCAATATTTGCGTTCATTTCCAGAGCAGGGGAAAACATCTTACAACAAACACCAGATGTTATTTTTGGAAAAGAACAATCATCCAATGTAAATGTACAACCCATTGGTCAAGCGGGATCATACACCGCTAATGACATCACACAAGCAACCTATGCGTTAACAGAATGGCAACTGTCTGATAAAATACGCATGATTGCGGGTAGTAGATTGGAATCGGCAGCCATTGATATAAACACCAGAACGCAAGGGGGATTTGAAGCCAATTCTGGATTAGATAACATGGACGTGCTTCCATCATTGTTAATCAACACCAAATTAACCGAGACACAAAATCTTAGATTTGCTGTCTCACGGACATTAT